AAGCTGAAGTTTACAAAGTTTAACTATATCACGACAACTTATAGATGTCCAATTAGTATAATACCATCACTTGAACAATTCTATAGAAAGGTTGATACAAAAAGTGGCATTTTTGGAAGCATTACAGTTGAATTAGTTAATAATGTCGATTACATACCACCTGAGCATACTTATTTAACTTTTACACAAAGAGAAAAAGAAATAATTTCGATTAAATTTGGTGTTGCCGTTAGTACAATACATGAAGTGCAAGGCAAAAAGTTTAAAAATGTTTGTATTATTCGTCTAGTTAGACAAAACAATGCAATATACGATAGTAGGAGTCATATTTTAGTAGCTATTAGTAGACATACTAATAATATAATTTACATAACAACTGTTGACGATATGCTGTGTGACATATTGAATCCCACATCATCACAAAATTTTGAAATTAAATCAAAAGACATAAACTATGTCCACACTTATCACACTAGTCAACCAAGCAAATTTAAAAAGATATTGCCATTGAATGCTAAAGTATGCAACAATAAACTATATAATGCTTTGGTTCCAACTATGTACGAAATTTATAATGCTTATGTTGAAGTGTGGTTTTATGTGTATAAAATCAAATTTAGTTTGAATAAAACCATTCCTTTAACTACATTAGATGATGTTCAAATAGCTATAAAGCACGTCTTTGGATATCGTAACGAAACAAAACTGTTGGCTGATACTCAAAATATTTTCGGTATAGATTATATGTCTGTTTATGTGCCTAAATTTTTGAAATATGCCAAGTCCAAGGCTATTTATTTGAAACCAAAGCTTGAAACCATTCAAGAAAAACGTTTTGATAAATCTTTACATTCACTTATGTACAATATAGTTGCTAGAAATTTAAACCCACCATCTATCAGTAATACTAGAAGCATTAGTTTACCTAAGAAAATAGTAAAGCGTTTTATAGATACATTTTTTGATAAAGAAAAATTTGCAAACGCTTTAAAGAAACATGATTTTAGTAATGACGTTTATCGTAAAACATTTTACCATAATAGGACGTCGGCTCAAAAAGCATTGCAAGAATCTGTTTACCCGTACAAATCTAAGTTTAAAGTTTATACGGGTAGTGTTAAAGCTAATGCAAAAAGTAAATTCGATGGTTCGCATGTTGATAAATTTGCTACTTCTCAAGTTATAACTGCTGCTCATCCTGTTTTTACGGCCACTTATGGTGGTATGATTTTAGCGATGACATTTATTGTCATAGAGTCTTTAAAGTCTAAATTTATGTTAGACACTTCAATAACAAATGAGGAGTTAAATGG